TGTGCTGTCTCTGCCGCCGTTTGTGCGGTTTCAGCATTTGTCTCCGCTGTCTCAGCGTTTGTCTCTGCGGTTTCGGCATTCGTTTCTGCGGTTTCGGCATTCGTTTCTGCGGTTTCAGCCGCGGCCTGTGCTGTCTCTGCCGCCGTTTGTGCGGTTTCAGCCGCGGCCTGTGCAGTTTCAGCGTTCGTTTCTGCTGTCTCAGCGTTTGTCTCTGCTGTCTCAGCGTTTGTCTCTGCGGTTTCGGCGGCAGTCTGTGCTGTCTCTGCCGCCGTTTGTGCAGTTTCAGCGTTTGTCTCTGCTGTCTCAGCGGCGGTCTGCGCTGTCGAGGCCGCGGTGGAACTTGCGCTTGCTTTAGCCGAATAGTGTAAAGCACTGTATTCGCTACCATCCACTGTGGAATCTTCTGCGGTCTGCGCCCAATCCTTCGAACTCCCGCCCAAAGTTGCGCCCGTCATCGATGCGCCTTGCGCCCATGCCTTCGCAGAACGATCATCAGTACCCGCTCCGTCTACAGCGTCAGCGTCTTGCGCCCATGATTTAGATGAGCCGCCCGTACTTGCCGCCGTTCCTTGAGCATATTCTTTCGATGAATAACTGGCGGTATCAACAAGCCCAGAAGCCACGGCCCATTCTTTCGCCGCACCCTTTGATGCGGTTGTGGAAATCCCCGTACCGCCGACTGCCCAAGATTTTGCCGAATGATCCGATGTCGAACCGCTTACGCCGCCGTCTGTTTTTTGTGCAAAGTCTTTAGCAGAGCCTCCGGTAGAAGCCTGTGTCCCTTGAGCATATTCTTTTGATGAGTATGAAGTGCCGTCTACGGTTCCAGAAGTCTCGACGCTCCACTCTTTAGCCGCGCCCTTGGAGGCCGTGTCCGAAATTCCAGTCCCCCCGACTGCCCATGCTTTTGCTGAGTGATCTGACGTAGCGCCACTAACACCGCCATCGGTTTTCTGTGCGTAATCCTTTGCAGACCCACCTGTTGAGGCTTGCGTTCCCTGCGCGTATTCTTTAGCGGAGAATTCGCTGGTATCAACAGCCGCTCCAGTAGAGGTGGCCCATTCTTTAGCCGCGCCTCTTGATGCCGTGGTGGTGACATCAGTCCCCCCGACTGCCCATGCTTTGGAACTGTAATCCGTGGAATCGACAATCCCATCCGTCTTTCTCGCCCAATCACGGGCCTCGCTGACGTTTACCATCAACTCCCACTTTGCGGCGGCAAGATCGGTTGACCAAGTGCCTGACGTATGGGCAACGATACAGACATAGAGGTTATCGGTACTGGCTCCAGCCGCCCCGTCTACTACGACATCCCGTAGTTCGTATGCAGTGGTGGTCGCCCAAGTGCCTTCCCAACTACCTACTCCGGTCTGGAGTTCCAGGTCACCAGAACTATCGAACCCTATAGCCTTGCTTGCTCTAGCGGCCGCATTTTCAGTGAACTCGAAATCAGTTGATTCATCAGGCAATTTGATTGCGCGTTTTATATTTGTTTGGCCCGTATCCCATGCCGTAACGAGGGCATCGAAATCACTCTTAACAACGTCGCCTCTTGCAAGAGTTCCTTTCGTGTAGGAGCCTTGCCTAGTGTAATAATCGTTAGCCATTAACGGCGAATCCTCCGTGGACTGTAGTGAACCGTCACACCTTGTAAGATGTGCGGTTGCTCATAGGTTGCTTCAGAGAGAACGAGAATACCCATATTGGTTCCGACCCCATCTAAATTTTCTTCTGCGGTTGAAATAACTTGCCCGCTCCAGTTGTAGTTATCCCAGTTATGGATGTTCCAGTACCCACCACTACCTTGAACTGAAAGGTCACGGGTGCGAGCCTCCGGCACGTTTGCATCTGCATAAGAGAAGTCAGGCTGGAACTGGAGCGCAATGCTTGAATCTCCTGACATCTCGAACTGAATCTTGCGGAACCGCTTATCTCTGGTGGGGGAATCAAAGTGGTAGTACGAGAGTCGGAGTATTGCTTCAATCTCTGAGCCATCAAATGATGTGCCAGCGTCCAGTTGGTAGATATAGCCATCGTCTGATCCGAAAAACAGAATCTCATTTCCATCTGTGTCTTCGGCAGAGCAGACTGTATAAACAACTTTATCTAAATCAATACGAATAAACCCCGCCAACTTGTTTCCCGAAAATGTGGCGTAGATAGCCGTGCCATCGTTAAAAAATAGACGGTACTGCCCTTTCTTTCTCACCCTGATTGAGGCTATAGATAACCCCTTCTTGTCATCAATGAGCGGTTTTATCTTTTTGCTGATGGCGTTCATGATGAAATCGCCGTAAGCATTGACCGCTGAGAAGGTCGTTACACCACGGTCATCTAAAAACATGGTTTCAGTTAGGTTCTGGATCGTCCACTCAATCGCACCAGAATTGTCCGAAAAGGTTTTCAGGTTCCAATCTGCTGAACTTGTTCCATACAGTATGTAGATGCGGTTTCTGTTAAAGATCGCCATCGCATCACCGGGCATAACCTGAAGCCCTGAAATCTCGTCACCAGTGCCTAACTCACTCGCGCCTGTAACTACACTCCATCCGTAGGGGTCACCTATAGATGAATGCTGTAGTGAACCTTTGTGGAACCCGAGGAAAAGATGCTTTTTATGCGCGGCTAAATGTTTCGGTGTGTCAACCGACATCCCTGTGAACAATGGGACGGCATATGTGCCGTCAAACTCAAATGCTGTGTTAAACCCATCGACCCAGTACAGTCGGTTTGTCGATGAGGAACCGCCAAAGTTGTAGTTGACGAACTCATATCTTCCACCGGGAATTAGTGCGACAGTGACCAGTGCGCTCGTAGACACGGCTACCGTAGAGGCGCTTACTTGGAGATTTTCGGCAGACTGGAATGTCCCTGTTACACCTGTAAGGACGAACACGCCGGTTGCATCACTGCCGCCAACCGTGCCTGTTCTGATTGCAACACGCCTTACAGTGCCGGTTGCACTTGATGTAGCGCCAGTTAGCGTAGCGCCTTCTGTTACAGCGGCACTCCCAGTATTAAACTTGATGTATTGACCAAGATCGACTGCCGCCCAACCAGAGGAAGATGCTTTGAACATCTTACACTCAGTCGCACCCGCGTTATCTCTGAAGGCATAAGTCGAGCCGTTGTAAACCCACACGCCCCGTATCGGGCCTGATCCGGTTACTGTGCCGATCTTAGTTCTTGCGCGTTCAATCCCCGCTTGTGTATAAGTGGTATCAAGCGCATCGGTGGTTGCGCCAAGCGCGTTTTCAGCGGTTTTAACCACAGCAACCGTAGAGGCACTGACCTGAATATTCTCCCCCACTGTGAAAGTACCTGACAGCAACGCCACAGCCATATACCCGACAGCATCGCTACCACCATATGTCCCGCTTTCGACTACTGCGTCTGCAATGAGTTCGGCAGTCGCTCCAGATGTGGCCCCGGTGATCGTATCAGTATCAACTGCCGCTGTCGTCCCGGTGTCGAACTCAAGAATGTAGTAAAGACTCTCTGACGGTTTTGTACGTCCATCGTACCTCTCGTACCCGTCTATTCTTCTGTAGCCACCTTCCGGGTAGACCTCATAATTCTTTCCGTACAGCAAACTTCCCGGCTCTTGCGATAACGCGGGGTCGGTTAGAATCTCTCCACCCCGAAAGGGGAAGTACTTCGCCCTCATAGAGGACGCAGAGAACGAAGACCGACTAATTAGGTCGGCATAAATATTGGTCATATAACCTGTACAACCTGATCAGAATCTACGTTGCCGAAGCGTCTAGTTCTCTGACCGGGCAGGGCTTGTGATTCCAATTTGTCGAGTAGGTCTTGATATTCCGCCGAAGAGGCTAGGAGTATTTCTGGAGCCTCTTCACGTTCCGCCCACATCGTCTTCGCTCTCGCAACGACAATGCGGTGATACTGCACTGGGATTGCAGAGTTATCGGTATTGGCGGCGAGTTTTGTTGGAGTACTCCAGTAATCAGCCGTGATGGTGTAGGACTTATCGGGTGGTGGGTCAACGATAAGATTACTATCTGGTTGAACAACAACATAGGTCGGTGTTGAATTTGTCGCAGTGCCTTGTCGGTGATCAGTTCGATACTCGACATAACTCAACGGAGTGAGATGTGTGGAATCGTCTGATGTGTAATCCAGATAGAAGGACCGCATATCCCAATTACCTAGATCAGTCGGCTTGGCAGTGGCTGGCGCTCTTGTTCCGGTGGATAGGGTGGAACTGTATTGGCTCCAGAGGAAATCCCAATCATGCCAAAGGCTCTGAATCTGGTAGTCAGCCTCCGCAACGAAATCGACAATAACCTTTAATTGGCCTTCTTGATTCAAGACGGTACTTGGCCCTGTGCCAGATACACCGACTTCTTGCCTAACGGCTTGCGATAATTGAAGGAAGTTCATATTTCATATCTTTGTGCTGTTCGATGGCATAGACCACATCATCGGGGGCAATATTTACAGCGCACATAGCGCCACCTGTTCGATCATCCTGATTACAGTTCTTAAATCCATAGTGCATCTGGTGACACGGAAAGCAACCAACGTCTGTGGGTTCTAGTGCGGTTGTGTTAATCCAATGCTTCGTGAGATTTTCAGGCGATGAATGGGAAAGCATCACAATTTTTGCTAAATCCTCTGAACTAACAGCATTCAACACGCCCGTTTCTGGCCCCACTACCATGTCGCATCGTTGAGCAAATGCGAGGGTTTCCCTGATACTCCACTTACCACTTCTTAGGAATACTCGCTTTTCTTTTTCCCATCCCGCCTCAAGTATCTGGCAAGCCTCATCACCTACCATAATGAAGCGAATATCGGGGTGGGTAACGAGTAGTGCCGCCATCACGTTATCCATGAACGGATACGCCTTGTGGACAGAAGAACCTGATAAAGCAATCAGGACGGTATAGGCTCCATCCAAGCGCATCTTCTTACGCTGTTTCTTAACCCACTTTTTCTCTAAAGTAGTTGGGTAGAATTTATTCTTAAATCGACGCTCGACTTCTGCCGCATCGTGCAGGGCTTCAGCGTAATTCTTATTGAGTTTCTTGTGGCGCTTTGCCTGTGACCACTTATAAATATCTTGATCAGGAAGACAGAGTAACTGCTGTTCGATCACACCCCCAAGATTATGGAAACGGTCAAACAGAGGGGCGAGCCTATCCCAATACGGCCCTAACTCATTGTTCGGAACTTGATCGGTTTTCTGGATTAAGAGTTCATCAACGTTAGGGTCACCGTGAAGTAGGTCAATACCGTTCTCTGTCACATTGACACAGACCCTTTTCCCCTGTGCTTTGATTAAGGGAAATATGGATGAAATTTGGACTAGATCACCGAAACCACCATATCGAACAAGGCAAACTGTGTTTTTCCGCTCGCCACCAAGATCTTTATCAGTTAAGTCCTTCCAATTTTTTTCAGGGACGTAAGTTGATTTCAAATGGGGGAAATATCGTATTGGCCAGTATGGACGTTGTAGAGCATCTTCTTCTGACCATTCGTTCCACTGCCACTGGATAAGGCATCTGACCCCGGACTCCAATTTCCTTGGAAAAGGGTTCCATCACTCTTGAAACAAGCCTGTAATCCGGCATCCCACCTGTAGCCCATAGCCTCACAGGAGGCTTGATCAATATTTTCCCCGTGTTCTTGCTCTTTGATACCGGCATCAATCTCTGCCGCCGTTATTGCCTTTTCCAGATCGCTCTCGTTGTAACCATATTCCTGGCCGATTCTAACAACCATCCCCAATATTGGATTAAACAAACCCGCGAGCGTTGCCGCCGGATTAAGGAGTCCGGGTTCTTGTTTGGATTGCTTGGCTTGGTAGTTGTAATGCTGGTTGTAAGCCTCAATCTGCTTACCGTACTTGTCACGAAAAGCAACCAAGGCTTTTCCCTTAGCGTGTTTAGACATTTTCGGAACTTCCATCTTAAATCCAAGGAAGTTTATGGTCTTAGTTTCTTTCAACTGACTATCTAACACGCCCCAAGCGGTTTTCGCGTCAAGTGCTGTTTTCCCCCAATGTCTTGCTTCAATCGCCCGGTGTGCTTGTCGCGCCGCTTCTATTTGAGCCGTAGTCGGTGTAGCGGCTGGTGCGGGGGTTGTTCCCCAT